TTCATATAAGCGTGTTGGTCTCTGGTTCTGCTATCTATTTTAGCAATCCAGTATTTTTCCATTGTTAAACCGCTTACCTCGCCACTAATTAACTTTGCTCTATTCATTGCAAATGTGGTTTCAGTTCGTGCTATTCTTAACGCTTGCCATTTGTAGAAGTTAGGTGAATTGACCTTTTTGAAAATCCTATCACGCATTTGTACGACTGTTTCATTTTCATAAGTTGCTTTTCTTATTTCTTCTACTATTGCTGTGATAAAAGTATCTGTTAAAAGTTTAATTTCTGCGCCTCCAAATTCTGCATAATAGGCTAAAAGAAAATTCTGAAACGCTTCATTGAACAATGGCAAAGGTTTGAATTTCTTTATTTCTTGTCTTAATTTTCTTGCCTCTAAATTTCCGTAAGATTTACCTATTGTGTAGTGAACTTTGAATAGTGCCTCCTGCATTGCTTTGTTATCAATAGCAAATGGAATTATCGCTTCTGCATTTTCTTTTGTCAGCGCCTCAAAAGAAATTTTAGCACTCATTTTCCTAAATTCCTTTAGTAAAATTCTAAGCGCTTTCTTTTCATAAGTAGCGTGTAATTTTAAGAAATTATCAATCATATAATGCTTTTCTTATTTCCGCATCTGAAATCCCAACCTCATCAATTCTTTTTTTGCCACCATCTAACCAAATGACATCCATACCATCATCTGTCAATGCTTCGTATTTCAAAATCGCTCTTTGCTCATTTAAAGTTAATGGAGCCTTTGTCATCCATTCTACTAATTGCTTAATATCATCTTGCATTTCTGGAAGTTCGGTAATGTCAAACTCTAAAAATGCATTTTCGTAACCTTTGAAGCGTTTAATAAAATTCTTATTTAAAGACTCAGCTAAAAGCATTAAATCAGGGAAAATATTATCCGTAATAACTCTTTTTCTTTCTTCTTTTACATTATCGTATTTTGCGCCTTCATCATTATTTAGAAGTTTATCAGACCAGCCTAAAACGTTTGCTATTGCTTTTTGGTCGTGTTTTAAAAATTCAAACGGTTTTAGCTCATCGGTGGTTAATGAAATTCGAGTGAAAGTAAGCGGAACAGACATTCCAGAAATCCTTGAAAGCCTACCGCTGTCATTATCCATTTCTTTTAATTTTTCCTTTAATGCTAATGCTTGGTCCGCTGTTAAAGGAGTAGAGCTGTCTTTGGCTCCAATAAATCCAAAAGCACCTCCGTTTTTTATAGTTTTTACATTCTGATTTAACGCTTCATTTGAGCTTTCAATATTTCTTAAAAGCGCTTTTATCGGCGAAAGTCCGTATAGATGGCTTCCAGAAAAGTCAAAGAAAGGATTGGCATATTTTACGTGAATGATATTTTCTGCAGGAAATTCTATGAATTGATTCCCTTCAATAAGCATATACTTTTCAATCGGGTTTTCATCTTGTAAGACTTTTGCTTCTTTTTTCAAAACAATTTGTACCATGTGAGAGGGTAGTACATATACTTGCTTTGGAACATTTGCATTATTACCTTCTAATGGGTAATTTAAATAAAGATAAAAATTACCTGTGGTTTTCATGTAAACTTTGAAAAGAGAAATAATATCGCCCCATGTTTGATTAGGGTTTGGCTGAGCTAAAGGAAAATGCAGTTCTTTCTCTTCAAATGCTTTTGTTTCTAATTGTCTTTTTTTCGCTAATTGATTTATAGATAAATTCCCTTTAGTGGCATAATTTAATCTATCTATTTCTGATTTTGCGCTATTGTTTGCAATTTTTTTGACATAGTAAGGCACCGAGCGAGATTTATCAGCCATTTGCATAATCATAGAAAATACATCTGGATTTCTTCCAAAACCTTCGTTTAAATAAGTAGAAGCCTTTTCATCATATTTAGCACCTAAACCTCCTACGTACTGAAAAAACGCTTCGTTGTATAAATTAGCATCTTTTTTTTTGAAAAGGTTAGATATTGAATCGAGTAAATTTGCCATAATTTTTCCTTTACCTCTAATATACGATTTTATTTAGAATTAATCTAAATTAGAAAATAAATATTTCATTTTTAGGCGCTAAATCAAAATACATTCGCATCATTAAAGCATCCGCATAATCGGGCGACCTTCCTATTAATTCTTTTATTTTTTCTTTTGGAAGTACTGATAGTTTTCTGTCTTTATCAATATTATGCCTTTTCACTTGTTCTAATTCTTGCGTAATACTTTCTTTTTGTTCTTCTTTAGCTTGAATATAAATTTCGTTTGCGTTTATTTTTTTAGCTAAATGAAAGTAACATTGAGATTTTAAATTTTGGTATTGAACGATGCTCCCATTTTCATTAAATGGCTTTGAATTATTAACGAATCCTTTGCAGCCTAAAACATCTACCAATCCACCACCTACACCGTCTTCATCTACTACAATATTAGAAGTCGGAACCATTTTTTCATTCGCTAAATATCGGATTGTTTTTTGCAACTCTGTAATGCTGCTTTTTTCAAACTCTAAAATAATTTCAGCACGATAACCATTCCAATAGATTATAACCGCTTTGTCGGAACCAAAACGAGCGACATCTGCGGAAATATATCTTTCTCCATTTGGAACAAAGCTATTGGAAAAAGAATTGATGATATTATCAAATTCTATCAATTTAGCCAGGTCGTTATCATAGCGCCAATTTCCATGTAAAAGCCTTTGTTTGTCTATTTCGGGAAGGCTTTGTAAGTTATCTATATAGTGTTTTGAAATATAAGGATTGTCTGTAACGAGTGATTGTACAAACTTTCTATGATCTGGAAGTTCGCCATTTTCATTCAATAAAAAATAGTCGGTATAATTCCAATTTTTAGAAGGGTTAGAGGTCCAAAGAATTTTTGGTATTAAATTATTTTCTTCTAATCTGTATCTTATCCTTGACTTTGTTATATCCCACGCTTTTTTAGTAATCTGTGCCGTCTCATCAATGAAAGCGTCTGTAATTTCCAAAGAACCTAGTTCGTCAAAATTCGGGTCGCTTGGATATAAAAATAAATCTTTCAGAAATATGATAGACTTATTAGGGAAAATAATTTGATTAGACTGTGCATTAAATTTATAGTGAACGTTTGCCTTTAATCCCTGCGCATTTGCTACGAAAAAGAAAGATTGCAAAGTAGTTTCTTTCAAAGTTTTTAAAGAAGCTCTACCTATCAAACCTCTTGTATCTGGATATTTCAATCTATTTTTTAACTGCCAATAACAACCTAAAATAGATTTACCACCACCAGCACCGTCAGCCACCGCCATAACCTACCTCAGTCGTTACGCTGTCTTCGAGATAGTCTATAGCGGTTGTTTGTTTTATTGATAATTTCATAATTTGCTTTCGATACGCTTTGCATTTTTAATAACTAATTTGAAAAAATAAATTATTTTTCGTAAGTTTTTTCTTCATTCCAAGAAATTGTCATATTTGTATTTTGGTCTACTTCTATTTTATCACCATATTTCTTTGGGTGCAGCTTTGAAATTAACCATTTACGCGCGTCATATCTTAATCTGCTTCTTTGAATTGCTTCGTGGTTAGTTTTTTCAATCTTTATTTCATCATCTAAATCATCGATTGTTTTGTCTTGTGAACTATCATCTACAATATCAAGCATTTCATCAAGTAAGGCCTCTGCTCTCAACTCACACGCGCGCGCGTATTGTTTCGATAATTCTTCATCATTATCTATCCATCGGAAAAAAGTAGATGATGATATATTATTATTCACGATTGCTTTTCGCGTACTAATACCATCTTCTATATTTAAAAAAATACTTTCTATTATTTCTTTTTTTTGTTCTTCTGAATACATAATTTTCATTCTTTTATCTTCTAAATGTTGGCATCGCCATTATAAATCAAATGTATTTTTGGTTAAACTTGTAAGATGCCATGTTTTACAATCTTTACAGAAGTATGCCCTTGATGGTATATGAGAACGCTTAGAATTTTTCTTTATGGTTCTTATTGCTGTTTTTGCTTGTTTTTCTGATTGAAACTGTTTCTTTTCGCACATGGTAAATAGTTCTTATGCAATTCTCTTCTTTAATTATTTCAATGCTTTCTATTTTTCGGTCTTTAATTTCATTTATTTTAGCTATTGCTTTTATACGATTTCGATAATCTCTTTCAGCAACTTCTAATTCGTTAATTATAGAGCCTGATAAATTATTTTTTTGCATTGAAGTTTTTTTTAATCGGTTAAATAGTCTTTGCAAATTTTCTTAAAACCATCAAATGAGTTGCAGACCTCATACTTATAATTTTCTTCTTCGCATTTCTTCTGGAAGTTCAATTGATTTTCTGATTGTTTTCCTTTTCCGTATTTCATTTCGATAAATATACCGTTATAGCCTTTTTTAGCTTTCATTATCTGTAAATCTGCAACGCCTGAAACGGTTCCCTCCGCTTTTAAGATTTTAGCTGTTATTAGACTTCTTTGCCCTCCGTTCGGAATAGAAAAAATTAATACGTTCGGAAATTGCAATCTGAACCATTTAACGCATAAAATCTGTAATTTACTTTCTAAGTTTTTCATTGATTTTCTTTAAAAATTTCCTTTATCCAAGAAATAGAAAAACAAAGATTTACCGCTAATAAAAAAGAATTGTATAGTACGTACTTTCCTTCTGTCAGTCCATAGATTGATAAAATACATGCTAATAATCCAAGAAATAATCCTAAATATTTTTTCATAACTTAATTTCTAAAATGGTAAATCATCATCAACTTCTGCAAATGGGTTTTCCGCTTTTTCCTTTGGTTTCTCTGTGAAATTTCCTTGAGGCGCTTCGGTTCTTGTCTCTGTCTTTTCCAAGAATGGGTTAATATCTCTAACTCTGAAATTAGAGTATCTTTTTCCCTCATGTTCACGCTCGGCGTACCAATCTGCAGAAACGCTCACTAATTTTCCTTTGGTTAAGTATTGAGCTATCTTGTCGCTTTTGCTCCAGTAGGTGCAGTTAATCCAAGAAGTCACATTTTCTTCTCCTTTTTTTTCTGAAATAGCAACCGAGAAAGAAATAGCGTTATTTTCGCCTATTTTATTAACTTTTGCATCGCTTCCAAGTCTGCCAACTATCTGACAATTAAATGTTGATGAGCTCATTTTTAGTTTAATTTTTATTAACAAATATACGATTATTTCTCTTTATTCTAAATAAAAATAATATTTTTTAATATAAAAAAATCGCAACATTTTATATTTTTTTGTTGCGATATTTATAAATTTTAATATATTTGTACTTTAAATCTTCACTCTTAGAAGAAACCATGTCTTAAAATAAAGCGTTCCTACTGTCCATTGGAGCGCTTTTTTATTTTAAATATCCTGAATAATCTTCTGCAAGTTCCGCATCTATATCTCGGAGGTATTTTTTTAGAGCTTCTAAAGTTGAATGCCCCGTTATTTTCATTAAAATATCATAAGTTTCTAAAAGGTTCTTTTCTTTTCTTATTTCTCGGTATAACTTAGTGATAAAAGTATGCCTAAAAGAATAAACCGTGTATTCTTCACCTAATTTTAATTTCTTTTTTATAGCGGAAAATTTGCCAGAAAAATAATTTCTGCGGTTTACTTCCTGCGTTTCTATGCCTTTGTCGTTCGTCTTAAAAATAAAGTCATCAGAATTATTGGCTTTAAATTTTTGCAATTCTTTGAGCATTATTTCTGGAATGATTTTAATTTTTATTGGCTTATTTTTAGCCTTGAACTCTAAATATGCGGGTTCACTTTCTAATTTTAAATCACAAAAGCGAAGCCTCACTACTTCAATAGGGCGTAAGAAATTGTAAGATACAAATTGAATGAATAACAATAAATCTTGGTCCTTTTCTATTTCTGCGAAAAGTTTATCTAATTGAGAATCTGAAAATGTCTTATGGCGAACTGGTTTTGTTTTTTCATAATTTATTCCATGTGCTAAATTTTCAGAAATCATTTCATTGTCTTTCATTACTTCAAACAAAGAAGAAATCACTACCAAAGCATTATTTCTGGTTTTTGCTGATTTAGTTTCTGAAATTTCATTTAGATAATCTATGATATATTTTCTCTTGAAGTTTGATAAAAAAAGGAAATCATAAGAATTTTGTTCCAGGAATTTTATAAAAGCGTTCATTTTAGAACGATAATCTGGAATGGAAGTATCAGAAAGCGTTCTTTTTTTGATTTCGAAAGCAAATAACAATGCGTTCTTAATGCTTTTTTCATTTATTTCGGCTGAAATTTGATAAGGGGAATGACCTTCTTTTAGTAATTTAGTTAAATTCTTTTGTATTAATTTTAAAGATTTCAACCTTTCTTTTACTGTTTTAGCATTTTGGTTTACCGACATATAGATATTAGGCTGTCTTTCTAGTAAGTCCGTTTCTGGATTTCTGTAGCTAAAATAGACATACCATCTTTTTTTCAAATCAAAGTTATCTCCACCATGATATATTTTTGGCAAAGTATATTGTCTTTTCATTTCGATAAAACCGTGTTCGGTTTTGTGTTCGGTCTTTAAAAGTTCGGTAAATATACTCATAAAAAATCGGTATAAAGTAGCTCTACACCGATGTTTTTACTTAGTAGCGAGAACAGGACTCGAACCTGTGACCTTCGGGTTATGAGCTATGTTTTAGTTTTTTTAACACGAAAATAAAGGGTTTTTCGGGTGTTAAAATGTTAAATTTTGCGTTTTTTTGTTCGGTTCCGTGTTCGGTAAAATCACTTTAAATCCTGAAAATAGGCACGTATATTCATTTCTATGTTTTCTATTTTCTGATATAAAAAGTATTGGCTAACTAATAACGCAATGAGTAAAATTACTATTATTATTAAAAGTGTATTTTGCTTTTTCATTTTTTACCAAATAATTTATTTACCCTATTTATATTAAGTCCGTATGTTTCTAATTTTGCAGAATTATTTTTATCTACTATTCCATTATTTTTATCAAACTGAAAAACAAAAGTATATCCCAATGAATTAAAAAAATTCAAATACATTTTTCCTTCTGGAAACTCAAGCGTTAAAGTTTCTTCTTTTTTTGTTTTGAAATGTTCTTCAATTATTTTATAAATTTCATCTAAAGTTTTATCATCAACACTAAAAATAAAATCATATTCAGTTGGATTTTTATTTAAAACAGAATTAATTTCTAAATAATGAATTTTTGCTTTGTTATTATTTTTATATAAATAAATAGTATTATAGTGGTTTCCTATTATTTGCCAATCTTCTGAACTTTCAGTTACTTTAAACTGACTAAACACACACACGCTAAAAAGCGTAAAAACTAAAATTAAATTTTTCATAGTTATTTTTTTTATCTTTTTCTATTTCGATTTACGGATACGATATTGCAAATTGCATAGCAGTCTTTTAAATATACTTCAAAATCTGGGTATTCATTTTTATCAGGATTTAATGAATGGCAAATTATTTTTCTTTCTTCTGTGTTATGCTCTATAATTCGTTTTACGATTATCCCTCTCTTATTGTGGAAAATGACAAAATCCCAGTCATTAATGTGAAGTTTGTTTTCCCAATGTATTTTTGGCACTTCTCTACATAGTACAAAATCCCCTTTTTTAATGGCTTCATCGGTTTTATTATCCATAGAATAACCATCGCATTCTATTTCGTAGTATTTGCCTTTGTAGTCCTTTTCTAAATAGATAGTTTTTGTTTCTAATTCTTGCATTAATTCTTCGGCGTAAAAAGAAGAAACTAATCCTAATTGTGCTTTCATCGGTATTATAGTTACTGTTTTTTTAAATTCTCTGTCCGTTAATCTTCCCTCATGTTTAATCTGATTATTTTTCGGAATCACAATATTAGTATTGCTTTCAAAAATAATGTTATTCAATATTGGGATTTTAGCTTTAGGAATTTTACCACCATTTTCATAATTATAAATGGTGTTCTTTGAAACGCCTACCAATTCAGCTAATTCTTCTTGTGTAATATTGTTTCTCTTCCTGTAGGAAACAATATCAGATGATTTAATGTCCATGTCTTGTTATTTAGAATCATTATAAATTACACAAAATTGTGATTATTTTTGTCCAAATATTTGTCAATCCCAATATTGTTATTTATCTTTACATCATCAAATTAATACTTAATGATATTAATGATAAACCAAAGTTAGTAAAAAACTTAACACAAATATCAAGACATGGACACTTTAACAACAACAAACTTTCAAGAAATTATCTCATTTCTTAATTCTGCAAAAACACCAGCTATTAATCATCAATTAGATTCTGGAGATAGAAACGGAACAGAAACAATTGAATACCACTTCCACGAATTTGAAAAATTCTCTTTTGAAGCCCGTATTCTTTTCAATTACAATTCTGTTTATCAAGGCGAACCTTACGGGTGGGAAAGCGAAGTTACTTCTTTTGAATTAGACCTCGAAAACACTTACAATCAAGAAGGCGAAGAAATAAAATTGACCACTTCACAAACTCGCATTGTAGAAGAAATTCTAAAATCTAAGACTGACATTAATCTTTACTAAAATGGAATCTTTTCTCAAAGAAATATTAAAGAATGTTTCTGTTTCTGATTCTAAATTGGTAGAAATCCTACGATTAATATTAGAGCAGGAAAAACAACCCATTTCAGAAGATGAGAAAATGCAGAACTACCTCAAAAAAAATATTCTAAAATACAAAAACCCTAAAATAACAAAGACATGGAATACTTAACAATCGAAGAAAAAGCGTCATTAACTGTCTATTTATCATTATTAAATGAAAAGATAGAACAATGTAAAGAATTAAATACACATTATGAATTTTGGTGGGAATTAAAAGAAAATGCTATTAAAGCATTGGATAAAATTAGAAAAAATCCAAGTTTAGAAGTAATAGAAATGCGTAAAAAATACGAAAATAATTAAAAATGCAAACACTTATAGAAATTTTCGGGATTTTCTGCATCGGTCTATTTTTCATTTTAGGCGCAGCAGTATCAGTGGCTCTTTTATTTTATGAATTCAACAAAAACGATGAGTAATTATGAAATTAGATGACAATTATAGCCTTATCGGCGAAGAAAATCAATGGACTTTATTGTATGAAAAAAAGTACTTTGATGAGAAAAAGAAAAAAGAAGTGGTATCAAAAAATACTTATTACTTCAACAAAATGAGTGATGGCATTAACTCTTACATTGACAAGAAATTGAAGGATAAAGAAACAATTTCAGAAGCTATTAAAGAATTGAAATATTTAATTGAAAAATTAAAATAAATATGTTCACAATTAACATTCAAAATATTGGCGGGATTTTCTACATAAACGGAAAAAGACTAGGACACGATACACTCACGCCAGAAGAGCTTCAAGCATTAGACGAATTCATAAGAGAATATAAACACACAAAAAATCAAAGACATGGAAAATAAAAAAAATCTTTACAAAGCAATTTTAAACGTGATGAAATCCGTTAAAAACATTGATAAATCAATGACAGTAGGTACTGGTAATAATTCTTATAAAGGTGTAGCTGACAAAGATGTTAAGCAAATTATAGGAAAAGCAATGGAAGAAAACGGATTAGCTATTTTACCAATAGGAATTGAAAGTAAAGTTTCTATTGATAGATGGGAAGAAAACACCAACTACGGAAATAAAACAAAACAATCTGCATTTACAGAAGTTACAACAAAGTATCTTCTTATTCACGAAAGCGGAGAAAGCGAAGAAATAGTAGGTTATGGACATGGTGTAGATACTCAAGATAAAGGAGCTGGAAAAGCTACAACTTATGCACTTAAATACGCTCTACTTTATACGTTCATGGTTCCAACTGGAAAAATAGACGATGCAGACAATGAGCATTCAGATGTAAAAGAAATCCCACAAGCTCCAAAATTAACTCTTTTAACCACTGAATTAAGGGATTGGAACAGAATTAAAGCCAGAGTAGAAAAAGGGGAAACAATCACACGAAAAGACTTAATGAAATACTATGATATTTCAAAAGTCGAAAAAGAATTAGAAACACTTAATATTTTTTAATCATGGGATCAAATTCAGAATATTTCATTCAATTACAAGAGCAATTTCTTAACGATTGCGATAGATACGAAAACGGAAATATTTCCGCATTAGATGTAGCGGTAAAATTCAAAGAAGAAATGAGCTTTTTAGAGCATCTTACCAACCAACGTAAAACATGGATAGATGAAAATTTAGAAAGCGTATCAAATGAAGCGGATAACTACAATAATGAGTACAAAGGTTATAAGGTAACTCTTCAAACTCGTGAAACGCTAAATTTTAAATCAATCCCTCAATGGAATGTTTTAGAAAATGCAAAAAAAGAGTTTGAGCAAAAAAGCAAATTAGCTTTTCAGTTAGTGAAAAAAGGCGGTTTGAATGTAGATGAAAATGGGGAAGAGATTCCGCTGCCAGAAGTAAAAGTATCATCATTTATCAAAATGGAAAAGTTGAAATGACAATTAACAGCAGAGTCGAAGGCGGTAGATTAATGCAGAATTTAGCCAAAATAAACGCTGAAATTAGAAAGCATGAAGGCAAGTTCATTGAAATTACAATTAAGCGAAAATCTAAGCGCAGAAGCATTCCAGAAAACAGATATTATTTCGGAGTTGTTGTACAAATTTGGAAGGATTTAATTTACGAAGAATGGGGCGAAACATGGAGTAGCGAACAAACGCATGAATTTCTAAAGTCTCATTGTAATTTTAAAGAAATGCCAAATATAGCAACTGGCGAAATCATTAAGGTCCCACTTTCTACTTCTGATTTAAAAACTACTGAATTTGAGGAATACTTAGAAAAATGCAGAAGATTAGCATTTGACTTCTTTAACGTTCAAATTCCGCTACCAAACGAACAAACAACTTTAAATTTTGAAAATTATGAAAAAAGTACATAAAGACACTTGGGAAGTTTTCAGAGTTTTTTTAGAAGGAAAAGACAAAGAGATTATTGAAAGCGCAGAGAATAGAAAGTTACCAGTTAAGACTTTCAAAAAACTAAAAAAGA